ACGGCTGTCCACCCTGGTGCCCAATCGATCCCATAGGGGTGGAATTTAATGTCGAGCTTGTCATATCCCATAAAACGCTCATACTGCATTTCGGGTAAGTTGAGGAAAGATGGTAGTCGCTTTTTAATTGATCGGTAAAGTCTGATTCCATGGTTACTTCCCAGTACATCTGTTACGCCTAAGTATGTTAGGACTTCTTGTGTTTGTTTTCTATCATCGTTTATATTGCCAACCATCTCGTCTATTGTGCCAGCATTAAAACCACCTAGCTGTGGTAAATCAATCTCATCACCAATGCATATAGTCCTATGCGGATTCCACTTGGCTAAAAAGCGGCCTACTGATTTGACAGATTTTTCATTAAAAAAAGGTACTTGCAGATCTGATACAAACGCTATGCGCTTAATCGTCTTCCTCATAATCATCTAGGGGATCTCTTATTGGATCTGTAGTATCAACTATCCAATCAGGATAACTTGTACGATCCATAGCAAAGGCCAAAGCCGTAGATTCATCCATACCATTCTTACGGCAAGCCTTATATACCTCATTGGCTGCAATAGCCCAGTAATCTAACTTAGTTAAGACAGGCTCTTTAGTAGTCCTGCGCTTACGCACCATCTTCTTTGGTTTGCGTTTAGTAGCCATATTGAAATTATGACTTACTTATGATAGTGAACAGATCATCGACACGCTGTTCTAATCTAGTTAATTGATCCTTCATGCTAGAGCCACCATTAGGTCGTAACTCATTTAGCCAACCTTTAACTAAAAAACGTAGTCCTATTAGCACGCCTGATAGCACGGCCATAACGCCAGCGCCAAAGCCAGCCCATTCTGCTGGACTCATTTCGCATCTGCACCGATGCCGTAAGCATTATCGGATTTGTCTAAAGCCCTAGCTGCTGGACCAGCAAGTGCTGCAACTACTACAGACAGTGCTGGATCTAAACCTAATTCATTACTGGCTAAAAATGTTAAGAAAGATACTAATACTCCACGTGCATAGGATTTTAGTATTGCTTTTTGCTTCTTGGTTATTTTCATATCTTGCCCCCTAGTAGTGGTATATCAAATGGCTTAGAATCTTTATCGCCTAACTTTGTAAAACTAATGTGTATGTGCTTCTTATGTGGGTTAATACCCCGGTATCTGCGCCACTTAAATCCAAACCTTCTTGATGCAATAAAGCCATTATGGATTACGTAAGATATGCGCTTATCGGTTTTAGCACAGATTCTGATCTGGTCAGCCAGATATATCGAGAGCTGCTCGGATGTATCCAGACGAGAATCAATATCAATGGCTCGGACGATCCCAGATTTGTCTGGATTATGATCCGATTTGCTGGCGGAATGACGAGCATCACCAATCCACCCATCACTGGTAGTGCGGCGATCTGGATACCAGGTATCAACCTGATCTCTTAACTGCACTCCAGCTGCGCATAATCTTGGTTTCATTAACTTAGTAGTAGCTGTGCTTCTTCGGCTGTAATGCCTAGCTTCTCTAATAACTCAGCCTTAGCTTCTGCTTTAGCAGCTTTATCAGCTTTTTCTTGTGCTTTCTGTGCTGCATACTCGGCAGCCATAGCCTCACGTTCTGCAATTTCTTCGGCTGTTAATGCAATCTCTTGCACCTCACCTGTTGAGCAATCTACTACGATTTTGTTAGTCATTTCATTTCTCCTTATGCGTTAGATATTCCATATAAATAAGCATTGCTGTATTGCACAAAATTTGAAGCATTGCTAGGTACTAATTTAATAGATGTTATTGCCGCAGTTTGTGACCAAAGAATTGCAATTAAGTCTTGATAATTCTGCGCTAAATTATTTTCACTTGCTGAATCAGAACTTACAGATTTAAAATTACTTCCTGCATAATTTGGTATGTATATTTCAAATGAACCAAAAGTATTAGCAGTAGCAGTTGCCGCAGGTATTGAACCAATATAAGTGCCATAAGAACCACTGTAAACGCTAGTACCAGCAGACTCTAAAGTTTTATTATCAAAATTGCTAGCACTAGAATTTAAATTTATATTTAAAAATTCAGTAGTTTCACTTCTATTGCTTCTGCCAGATAGTTTTAACACTAAATCTGTATATGTAGAAGGTATAGAAGTGAACTCTATATTAGCCGCACCACCAGACCCTACTGTTACGGATGAAATTAAAGTATATGTAGTTGCCATTATTCCGCCTTAATTCCGTAAAGGGTAAAGGTTGAGCCTGTATCAATATTCCCAGAATCAGCCGCTAAAGTAATAGAAGTTATAGCAGCAGTGTTACGCCATAAACCTACCAACGCTTCTGCGCCTGGTGAGTTATTGGCGCTGGCTCTATTGGCACGACTAAGAAAAGTTTTATTAGTAGTAGTGTTTGAATAGTTTTGTATATTAGTAATTATTACTGTTTCTATTGCCGTATTAGGTGCAACAAAACCTGCAATATAAGATGAAGTTACATTAGAACCTCTAGTAGATAATGCGCTTGTACCATTACCATACATAGTAGTATAAGAATAATTGCTACCCGTATCAGAGTTAAATCTTATATTTATAGATGCACCTGCTGAAGTTACATCTACATTTGAAATCAAAACTAAATCAGTGTAACTACCACTAATTGTGCTAAAAGAAACTGTCGCCTGAGCACTACCCAAAGTAGTTTTTGCTATCATTTCATAAGTTGATGTCATTTAAGCACCTTTAATTCCGTATAGGGCGAAAGATGAGTATTCAGCCATATTTGATATATCTTCTTTAATAGTAATAGAAGTAATAGCGTTAGTGTTTCGCCAATTACCTGAAAGAAAACTAATTTCACCTGCGCCGTTTCTATCTTGCCCAGTTAATAGACGAACTGTTTTGTATTTGTTAGTATCTTTGTAATCTAAAATATCTATTACAAAAGCACCAAAAATACCGCTTGATGCGCTACCTGCTGGTAATTCACCCATATTTATATATGTTTGATTGGCACTACCATTAGCAAAAGCACCTGAACCATTACCTAATAGGGCGTGAAAACTATAATTGCTACCAGTATCAGAGTTTAATCTAAACAAAACACCAGCCTGAGATAATGCTCTAGTGCTTCTCAAAATTCCTCTTACTTGTAAATGAGTATAATCGGCAGGTATTGAAGTAAAACTAACACTAGCACTTCCACCTGAGCCAACAGTTACAGTAGCAATAGACTCATAACTACTAGCCGAAACTGTTACACCGCTAGATAAACTGCCAAGGATTGTATTAAGCAATTCCGCCTACCACATACCATGTATTAGCAGCTGTCTTAATGCAAACGGCTGTTTTGTATTGTGCAAGGGTTGGAGATGCTGCAACTGCGCCAGCACTTAGTACAGTAGTAGTACCTGGTGTTACTGCACTAATTGTGCATAGACCTGCACCAATATTTAATACTGTAATTGCAGTACCTACTGGAAAGGCTACGGATGCATCTGTTGGAATCTTAAAGGCAATAGCAGTTGCCTTATTCATAACTTCTAATACTTGGTACTGATCTGCTAATACAGCTGTGTAATCTCCTGTGTTGGCAGTACCTACTGTAAAGGCAACTAGTGAATTGTAACTAGCAGCTGTTAATACATCACCTGTTGCGGCTGGTAAACCTGTTGGCATTTCTACTCCTTAATAAGATAAAACGTTTTGTCCTAAGACCCCGTAATCTACGTTGCCTATTATAAACCCATCTATCACTGGTTCTAGCGTTGTGAAGGTGGTTTTCCAACTATTCGGGGTTATATTCATCCTTACCCCAAAAATCTGTAGAGTTTTTTCTAAGGTTGATCCGCCTGGCTGGGTGGTCTTAACTGTGATTGGATCAAAAAAGTCCAGGTCTAGGGCGGCTATTATGCCTGAATTGTAACTAGGCGTGTATAGGTCTAGGACTATGGCATCTACCCGTATTGTGGTTTCTTGCCTAGAAGCTACATAAGCCCTGGCATAGTCTAGGGCTACGGCATCTGATTCCATTAACAATTCATTTAGAAAGTAGCTGTGAAGAAAGTACTTATCTATGCTGGCTTGGCTTAGGGCTACCTGCGGGCTACCACCACCAGCTCTAGTAATGGTGGCTTTATTAAATACTAATACGTCATTTAATATCCAGGTTGCATCAAAGTAAGATATACCAGATCCATCATCTGCAAACACTGTGGGTGTGCCACCAATAGATCCAGCCGTTACACCTCTATCTTGAAATACAAAGTTATTATCGGCACTGACATAGATAGCGCCATACTCAGAATTGGCTACTGTAAATAAAGCTTGTAGCGCTGTGCGGTTAGTGCCTGGATCTGCCTGTAATGTAGTTAAGCCTGGATCAATATCACGTTGGGATGTTGGCCATGAAATCTGATCTAATATATCGTCAATACGTGCACCTGATAATTGACCAGCGCTTGTGCCAGCCACTGTGCTTATCTGTGCTAACTGGGCTAATCTAAAAGCATCTACAGCTTGTATAGTAGTTATTGCTACACCTTCGCCATCATCTGGATAGGTTGTAACATAACTTGTAATAAATCCTGCGAATATAGGATAAGTAACAGAACCATAAGTAGCAGTAATCTGTACTTTTTTCATAGGTGTTAATAGATTGTAATATGGGCTAGCTGGATTTTGTGGGTTGAAATCACCATTTTGATCTGTTATGCGTAGAGTAAGCGAACCTGTTTGAAACTCATCACTAAGTGCAGTACGGCCTCTATTAGTTTCTATTCTGTTTACCTGATTAGATACATCTACGATTACAGCCGCTGAATCTGCAAAAACGTTTGTGCCAAAGATACCTGAATCAAAAATAATAGCCTGAGCAAAACTAGGGCCAGTGCTAAAGTTAATTACAGCATTAATTACTGGTACTGTCATACTATAAATCCAGCTGGTACTGTGCTATAACCATTACGTCCAGCTAGTTGAATGCTTTCTGCAATAGCCTGGCTTAATTTATCACCACTAGCATCTACTGTTAAATTAATTGTAGGTGATGAGGTTCGCTGTATTCCTGCTAACAATTCTTGTAATCCCGTAACGCTAGGTCTAGATTGCTCTAATAATCCAGATACGCTACCTCTCAAATCCTCAAAGGTGCCAGGCTGAGTAGGGCGTATTAATTCTTGTAATCCGCTTACGGCTGGTGCGGCATAGTTTAGGATAGTTCTAGTTTCTGTGCGTAATGCACTCATGCTTAATTCTTTTAACTTATCTACAGCTGGCTTTACATTATCTAGTAAATCTCTAATTACTTTTCTAAATGCCTCGGTTAACTCTTCCGCAGCCTTAGCCGCTTCCATTTCTTTTAATATCTTTTTGGCCAATGCTTCGTTATTGTCTAATATGGCTATCTTTGCATCTATGCGTAATTTAGTTTCTGCATCTATAGCACCATTACGAGCAGCCTCTAAACCTATGCGCTCTACATCAAACTTATCTCTTAATTGATCTACAGCTGTTTTCTTTTTAAGTGATGCTAATTCTTGCGCACGAAGTCTTTCCATTTCCTTTTTTTGTTTAACTTCTGTTCTAAACTGTTGAGCATATATTCTGCCAGCGCTGCGCTGTTCATTGGCTGGTAATTCTCTAGGCCTTACGCCACTTTTAGATAATGCATCAAACGCTAATTTACCTACTCGCCCACCTGGTTGCAATGACAACAATAAATTGGCTAAACCGCCTGACTTACTTACTATACCTAAATCTTCTACTTTGTTAATTAATTTAGCCATACCAACTACGGCATTACCTACAGAAGTACCAAAATCTTCCATTGAATCTGTAGCATTTTCAATACTGTTATCTTTGCTTAATAAAGTTAAAGCATCTAATATGCCTTTGCCGATTTCTTCTTTAACGTTTTCAGATGCAACTTGCAATAAACCCATTTTGCCAGCATAAGTAGTTAATCTAGCTTGTGCTTGACCTGAAAACTTCTCATTAAGTTTTTCCATGATTTTATTCATGTCGCCAGTTTTTAATAATGTCTTATCTAAGCCAGCGCCTAATCTGCTTAATGCTGTGGTATTACCTGCGTACCCACGTGATATTGCTGATGTTACTTGTGCTAAAGAAGCCCCTGTAGCCGCTGACACATTCATAGCGGTATTTAATGCATCTTGGCTAGTGGTTATTGATCCTGTTACTGTCAGTAATTGCTGAAATGCTGGACGTAGTTCATCATCTAATACGCCTGTGGTTTTCTGTAAATTAGAAATATAAAGTTCTACAGCTGGTGAGCTGAATTGGTAACCAGTATTTTTTAATTGTTGCTCTAAAGATTTAGCGGCTTTTTCATCGGCTACAAATGCTCTTACTGCTTCTTTACCAAACCTAGTTAATGCTGTTACTGAGAATGCTGCGGCAAAGGTGCGGCCAAAGTTTTTAACTTGCTTTTCAAAAACACTGATTTCTTTCTTACCTTTTTTAAGTCCTTTGTTATTAAAGGTGCTGAGTGCCGATACGACTATATTGGCCATTATGCAACCTTCTTCTCAGTAGTCTTATTAAAGTGTGTAACTGTAGAGTTGATTGCCTTTACAATTACGCCATAAATATCACCACTATCTTGCGCCCATGCTTTGTAAATCAAACGGCCTTTAGTCTTACGACCACCACCTCTAGCGCCTTTAACTTTAGGCTGAGATGTAAGGGTAGGTAAGTCAGTAACAAACTGATAACCAGCGAACGGATTATTAGAATTATATGCAGATGTAGATCGGCTTCTACTTTTTCTGCTACCTGATTGCTTAAATGCCATTGTGCCGCCACCTTCTGCAACAGAAGTAAATGGCGCTCTGCCTTGTGGGTTTAATCTACCTGCGGTTTCATAGATACGACCTGCGGCGCTGATATTGTAAACATAACTTTCTACTGTATAGCCATTACTAAACCTGCGATTTTGACCCTCTTTGAATCCAATACCACCACGGACAGTAGCTGCATCATATTTAGGGAATGGGCGATAATCGACAGTAGATGATATTGGCTTAGACCAGCCTGATAGCACTTCGTTATTGCCCACTACAAATCCTTTAGCCTTAGCTTCTACACCCTTCATAACGGGTTCTACGGCTGCTTTAACACGTCTATACATATCTTCATCAATAAAGGTTAAGCCATTAATGACATCTTTAACGCCTACGATTTCTACTGGCATTTTTGATCTCCTTAGCTCTATCTGAAAGCACCTGGATTATTGCCCTAAGCATTTCAGCGTCCATATTGATAAACTCGCTAGGCGGAATCCCCAGTTCAACAGATAGGCTGGCTATCGTATAAAGTGTTGAATCCCGCTGCGCTATTTTTTTTCTTCGTCTAATACCTCTACAGTATCTAAGCTGTCTATAAACTCGATACCAAATACAGGTACAGTTAC